CAGCAGACTCTTCGCTGTCACCCTTCTTCTTGCGCTGAGAGTAGACTTCTTCCCAGATTGCCTTGGCACTTGCCGGCAAGTTACCCGTTGGCATAGTAGCCTCGTTTTCCCTGTAGGCGAAGGTTACGGAACCTGTGCAGAACCGTGAGCCCAACCCACTAAGTTAGTACCATCGTAGAAGAAGAACACTAAGTCTACATCACCAGTGCCTCCGGCCGAGGCTGCTCTACCGTCACACCAGAGGATAGTATTGGCAAACGAGAAGTTATATCTACCAGCACCCTGCGAGAGTTGCAAGACGTGAACCTCGCCCGCAATCGGGTTGGTGAGAGTGATTACACAGTCTCCAGTCATGACGAGACGCTGCCGCGCACCACTGGCGAAGTTGATCGTCTTGGTAGTCCCGCTATTGCCGGCGTTGACTACAGAGTATCCCGCCCAGAGTTCTGCTTGTGGCCCGATTGCCCCCTGGGGTCCATTTACAGAAGCCCCTTGCGGTCCACTTACAGAAGCACCTTGCGGACCCTGGGTTCCTTGGGGACCTTGGTCGGCGCCAGTGTCACCTTGAGGACCCTTGTCCCCGGTAGCACCCTTCGTTCCAACTCCACCCTGCGTGCCTACTCCACCTTGAGTACCCACTCCGCCTTGCGTCCCAACTCCTCCTTGGGTGCCGACGCCACCTTGGGTTCCGGTTGCACCCTGGGTGCCGACTCCACCTTGCGTTCCTTGCGGACCTGCATCACCTTGCGGACCGGGTCCTCCAGAAGATTGATCGGTTACGAGAGTCCTTGCAAAAGGATCGTAGACAGGAGTTGCCATTTTGATTTGGCCTTCACTTTCTGGGGAAGGTTTCACTAGCTATGCTGCCGAGTTGTCTAGCCAGGCAAACGGGACGCTACCAGTGGTCCCTGCGGCATAGGCGGCTGCTGCGATTGCTGGAAGTGTACTTGGAAACACACCTGATGCCACTGTAAACTGTGCATAGACTGGCAGGTTGAGTGAACGACTTCCTAGTGGGACAGCATCAGCTGCCCAGTATACTGTTCCAAGTGGCGACGCCGGTGAACGGAATCCAGCTGTTGTACCTGTGTTCACTACGGTAACACAGAACCAGTAACGTACTCCTGCCGTCAGTGTGATAGGGAGACCTGCTGAGAGGTTGAGCCAGGTATTCGCCGCAGTCGTGACCGTACCACTATCCCATAACTTTGCATTACCTATCCCAACGGCGTAGATAGCGAACTTGTACAGAGACGTTGTACTGCCTACCCCAAAGAGGCGTATTCTGTTGATAGTGATGTTTGCTGGAGGAGTGAACTGTACACACCTTGCGATAGCTGTACCAACACCAGTTGGAGTCGGCCCGGAGATCGCGAGCATTTGTTCTTCCCGTGCCTGTTCTACAGGATCACAGTCACCAACGGTAGAATACAGTGCACCGTACCAGGATGGATTTGGCGCCCCCGCTACACCTTGGTTTCCCTGGTTGCCTTGGGTTCCTTGCGTTCCAGTACCCACTAGTCCTTGACTCCCCTGATTTCCCTGGTATCCTTGCACGCCTTGAGTTCCACTCGCACCCTGCGGTCCAGTTACAGAAGTACCCGAGACTCCTTGTGAACCTTGCGCTCCAGAAACTCCTCCTCCACCTTGAGGTCCAGTATCACCTGGGGTACCCGGAGTACCCGGAGTACCCTGGGTCCCAGGACCTCCGGCAGTTCCCTGTGCTCCTGGACTCCCCTGTATTCCCAAGAGTCCTTGCGGTCCAGTAGGACCATTATCACCAGGGAGGCCGGGAGTTCCCTGTGAACCTTGGACTCCTACAGGTCCTGCTTCTCCCAGGGTACCCTGGGGTCCCACTCCTCCTGAAGTTCCCTGTGGACCATCAGAAGTATATGACATGACCAACTTACCAAGAAGTGGATCATAGACTGGTGTCGGCATTCGATTTCAGCCTTCCGCTCTCTAGGAGTGTACTAGGAGCAGTCAAACGCAGGCAGGAGTAGTTAGGTGTAGGACAGGGCAGTAAGATCGGTTGCTACATTGTCGAAGTCGCCATTGCCGTCTGCCCAGGTGACGGTAGTCGTTCCACCAGAGACTGCAATTTTGCAGCATTGCCAAACCGCAGCAGATTGCGCGGAGCCGGGAACTGCTATCCCGACGTAAGTGGTAGTGGTTACTACAGTGATCTTCTGCGCCATTGGTAAAGGCGGAGAAGAGTAGGCATACCCGGCCATCTTATCTCTCCTTCTTTCACTTCGGTGTGTTCTTCTTCCCGTCTTCGGGAATGTTAGTCGGCTTGATTGGACCCAGTCCGGGAACCTGCTCGATCTTCTCGATGCCGATACCTAGCCGGTCGGAGAGTTCCTCAACGTCAACCTCTACTCTACCCGCGGCGATCTGTCTATCCACTGTACTTTGAAGCCAGGTCACGATTTCTGGGGAGAGAGGTTCGTAGTCCCAAGTGGCTTCTGGCGCGTTGGGTCCGTAGTTGTAGGCCATGAACTGTGGCAACAGGTAGGTGTTGAAATGCCACCTGATATTAGCGAAGAGTCCTGTCTGCATGGTCCAGAAGACACTTCCATGCTGCTGACTCATCGCCTTGCTGCCGGTGTCCTGCGCGTTCTGGAACCCGGTCAAGTCTGGAATCAGCATCCCCCGGCCGATAGAGACATCCAGATAGCGCATGAACTCTGTCCAGTCCATCCCCGTCTTCTGGAGTTCCTTATTGATGATGTCCCAGATGAAGTTTCCCCGCTCATCGCGGTCGGCAGGAAGCGTGTAGCCAGTGGCTCCGGCTGCGATCTTGTCAATGACCTCTTCCTTGAGCCACAGTTGGCCGTCGATGACCGTAGGGACTCCGTTACCGTCGATCCGGGTCGCTCGCGTGGGAGCGCGACCCTCTTTCATTGGTTGTGCACTCTGCTCGTAGTAGACACTGGCAAAGCGTTCGATGTGCTTCTTGATCCAAGCCGGACGGACAGCTGCCCAAGTGCGAGGACGGCCGTACATATTCCCGAAGACGAAGTTCTTGTCGTTGGTGAAGATGAAGGCTTTGTCTGCTTCTACCTTCGGGTTGTCCACTTTGTCCTGGAGACCCTGGGCAAAGCCGTCGAAGTCGTTTTGGTTGCGGCGTATCCAAGTTTGCCGGGGTGGACACTGTAAGAAGGGCTTCCACCACCACCAGCCGTCGCGAGTGTAGTACCACCTCTTCTCCATTGCCGAGAAGCCGTAGGGAAGGGCCGTCATCATACTCCCAAGCAAGTCTGGGTAAATCTTGTCCAGGGCACGAGTGACATTCTTGGTGAGGGGACGATCCTTCTGTTTGCGCTCATCGGCGATGGTGATACGGTACTTGAGGGCGAGGGTGGGCATCACGATCATGGCGAGGGCAGCCGCGACCTGCGAGTCGGCAGTTAGCTCTTCAAGTTCTAGGAAGTTCAACTTCGCGGGTCGTTTCTCTTTCTTTGCCAGGAAAGTCTCCGGGTCCAGGAAGAGAGACCCGATACTCCATCCTCCGGTCCTGACGATCTCTTTGACCTCAGGAGTTTCTACTCTATTCCGCTTGGCAGTTCGTGCGGAGCCGGCCGTGGCGGATTTCTGGGGAGAGGGCATAGCTCGTCACCTCAGTTGGTCGTTGCTCCAAGTGTACGAATTCCCGACGATGGCTCGTTTTCGGAAACTCTCCACGAAGTAGCGGAGGGCGTCTGGTCCGTGGTCGTTGACATCCTTCTCTGGCTCATCCTTGTCCGGCTTGTAGGCATAGGTCACTAAGTCGGTGATGAGTTGGGTGCAACCACGGTCGATGAAGATTCTCGGTTTGTTCTCCAGAGGAACCCGAAACAGTTTCCGCACTTCGTTGATGCCATCCCTCACTTCTCTGCGAGGTGCTGGCTCGGCAGGGAGTCCGGCTTCCTGCATATCGACGATCTTCATCGGGTCGGCCGGGTCACAGTACCAGGCCGTGGGGCGATAGGAGGCAGCCAGAGAAGTGTACTCCTCTTTGGCGAGAGAGGCCACTGACCGGCGCGTGGCGTAGTGTTCTTTGATGACGAAGATGTCCTCCGAAGGACTTACCTGGATGGCGAGGGCTACCGACGGGTTGTTGAAACCGAAGTCTTGCCCGAAGTAGGTCAACCAATGCGGATTGTAGGCAAAGTCGCCAACGGAGAGCAGTTCGTTGAACTCTGGATAGATGAGACCGGCAGACGAGGTGAAGTCACAACCGTACTCTTCTGCCCACTCTGCATCGCTGTAGGCGGGTCGTTCGGAGAGATACCACTCGGAGGTCTCTCCGATGAGGCGACGCTGTTCAGGGTCTTCCAAGTGAAAACCCTTGGGGTTGTAGATGGGACAGACATCCCAGGGGTAGTTGAGTATCTGAAACTGGTTGAGACCAGCGAGAGCCTCTCGGTAGAGTCGATAGAACATATTGTTCTTGCCCTTGGGAGTGGAGACGATGGTGACGGCTCCGCCCAGGGTGATGGAGGGTCGCACCGACTGGTAGATGTCGTTGCCCCAGAAGATGAAGTTGCCGTGCGCGTACTCGTCTACGTAGATGCGGCGTTTGCCGCCACCGCGTCCCGCGCTTCTGGAGGCGGCCTCGGAAACCAGGCGGGAAGTTAGATGGACACCACGAGTGCTCACGGCGCGGTCACAGGTGCGGCGGTTGAACGCCGGAATACGGAGTTCTTGACTCCCGCCCGGATCTCCGAGGTCGGGGTCTTCGGAGGCGAGGACCCGACAGTAGCTAATCAGTTCCTTGGCTTCCTGTCCATTTCGAGAGATGAAGACGATTCGACTCTCCGGAGCATACTTAGCGTCGTAGAGAGCTTCTCCACAGATAACCTGCGAGACTCCGATTTCCCTGGCCTTGACGATGAGTCGTTGGCGAGCCTTATTGCGGATTATCGAAATCTGGTGGGGATACAGCGTCCACGGCACTCTCCCCTGGATCGGATGGACGATCTTCAGACTCTGGAGGTACGCCATCGGAGAGAGGGTCTCGCCGAGCCTCCGCAAGGAGTCCGGCGGAATGCTTTGCCAGTGCATCCCCAAGGACTTCCCTAACATCGTCAGGGAGTTCGTCGAGGTGTCCTTGGACATCGAGGACCGCTTTCCGCGCTTGCTCTTCCGCAATCCGGTGGGTGTGGTCGGCATGGATATTCACTTTCACGGGTTCTACTTCGGCCCGGAGGTCGTTCAGGGTCTTGCGACGCTCTTGGAGCAGTTGGGGGAGCGGGATGAGCACGGCCCACTTCAGAGTGGCTTTCTTCTTCTTGGTGAGGCGGTGCTGTTCGATCATTTCCGTGAGATCGCGGAAGTGGGAGATGTAGGCGGCAATTCTGGTAGCCTTATTCGCCAGACCCTTATTCAGGGCGAGTCCGATCTGGGCTTCGGCTACCGTCTTGATATGGTCGAGGTTGCGCTCGGTGTGGGACTTCACAGTGTAGGGAGAGACCACGAGCGGATCGCCATTGGCCGGGTCTGTAAAGTTCTGGCGGATAGCCTTGGAAATCTCTCCCCAGGAGTACCCCTGCACGAAAAGGTCAAAGAGGAAGTCGCGGACGGGCCCTTTGATCTTGGTGTTGGGATTTTCGTCGGCATGGCCGGAGCGCAGGAAAAGTGGGCTGGACTTGTCCTTTTCTGGGAGAGAGGCAATATACTGGCGTCGCTCGCGCTCCTGTTGTTTGGCAATGGGGGTAGACTTTCGCGTGGGCTTGGGCTTGAGCTTGGGCTTGGGTTTGGAGATAGCAGAGTAGGCTGGCCACTCTTCGCTATCTGGTGCGACGACCCGTGCGCTGCGGGACCGAGGTGCGGGAGTTGGCGGTGTCAGACGGGGAGGGACTTGCTTCCGCTTCGGGGGTAGCTTTGCCACGATGGCCTCCGGGGGCTTTGGTGGTGGGGGATTTCACAACTTCTGGAATTACCTCTCCCCAAACTTGGGAGGGTTGAGAAGGTTGAGAAGGTTGAGAAGGTTGAGAAGGTTGAGAATCTTTGGGAGAGGGGTTATCGAGTGCGGTGAGGGGCATTCGGGACCTCCTGTCGGAGATAGAGATTTGGACGGCGTACAGAGGCGTACAGAGGGCTAGAACGGGCTGCTAGGAAAGCGGCTTTGGGTAGGGTGTACCCTATCCCAGAGAGTGGGGAGAGGGTTCAGGGGAGAGTGGATGGTAGTTTGGGGAAGTTGGTACAATTTATGAGTGGGGATGATCGTCACCCCCCAGGCCTCGGCGGAAACGACCCTACCCCGGGAGTGGATGCTACGGTGTGCGAAAGGTTCGGTGTGCGAAGCAGTTTGCAACTGGTTTCAGCTAGGGAGTGGATGCAGGGAGTGGGGATCCACACTCAGCGAGCAAGCGGCAGAGGCAATCGACCGTCTCTATGAACAAGCCTACCATGCAGATGGCATCCTGTCCAGTAGCCAAGGTGGGGGAAGCAGAGCAAGCATCTTCCCCCACCTCAAGCGGCGTAGCAGGCTACCTGCCCTAGGCTACCAGGTGTAGCACCTCACCCG